GTCGTTCAGCAGGCGATCGCGTACCCACGTCGCCACAAATCCATTGGGGGCGGACAGACGGATCTTCCCCTCCCCTTCAAGGTCGGCGGTGAGAGGCGCAACCCAAACCTTGTAGGTGCCGGGGTTGAGCCTGTTTTGCAGATCTTCACAGATTTTGAGCCACTGAGTTTTCATATCCGATTCTTCTAGCGTTTGACTTGTCCTGTGACAAAGCAGATTCGCGGCTTCCCACAAAGGAGGATAAAAAAGTTACCCGTAATGACAGGCCTTTTTGCAATACCGCCACTTCTCCGATGTTTTCTTTACCCTTGGGAGACAAGGGTTTTCATATGAGGGGGCCCTGTTATGCACTGGCTTGTGAAAAACTTTTCCACAACCGTATTCCTGCACGGCCTGAAAAAGCTCAAGATCCCTTCATTTTTCAAAAACATACTTTGATACCGACCTGTTACCCGTATGGCAGACAGATGAAACCGGAACGGCCACGGAGCCGCTCCGGTTAAACGAACACACAAAAACGGGCCGCGCGAAAAGAACACGGGCAGCCTGCGTTTTTCCGGGAAGAAACAAGACGGAAGGCGATTTTTCTCAAACAAACGGAAAAAGTCAAACAGAACTTCACAAAAATCGCCTCCTCTTTCTCAAACAAGAGTGGTTCCGGAACGCAACATCCCGGAACCACCTTCAAAAACATTTTTCGGTGCGAGAAACTACTTTTTGGCGGGTGCCTTCACAGCCTTCAGGTAAATGTCGGTGACGTAATGGAGGCGCTCAAGGCGGGCCAAGTCACGCCGATCCAGTTCGCCGCTCTCGTTCTGGAAGGAAACGATATCATGCAGCCATTCACGCAGTTCGCTGGTCCCATAGCTCTGCTTGAACATATCAAGCTGCTGGTCGAGAGCGTATACCGGGTGATCCTTGATGTCGCGGATGGCTTCCTCACGGGTCATGGTCTTGCCGGTCCACGCATTGTAGAAACGCATGTAGTCGTCGGCAAGGTCCTCGGCGGGGGTCTTCTTCATCATGTCCACGCTGCGGAGATACACGCGGAGGAAGGCCACGATGTCGCTCTTGTGCTTGTTGGCATAATCCATATTGGCGACGAGCAGGATGGGCTGGCGGGCATTGCAGTCGCTGGAGTGCGCGACGGTCTTCAGGCCGAGCTTTTCGGCTTCAAAGGTCTGGGGGGCCCACAGCGCGATGGCGTCGCCCTGGCCGTCGGCAAACGCCTTCATGGCTTCGGACGGCTGCATGTCGACGATGTTGACGTCACGCTCGTTCAGGCCAAGGACGTGCAGCCAGCGGCTCAGCATGTAGTGAGCGGACGTGCCCTTGGGGACGATGAAGGTCTTCCCGCGCACGGATCCGGGATTACCGTACACTTCCGGGCAGTTGGGGTTAAACCCCTTCATCTTGAGGATGGGGCTGTCGGCACGCGTGAAAATAGCGTTGGAAGCGGATTCGTCGTTGCCGATGCCGACGATGTACAGGCGGCTGCTCAACGAAGCGGTCAGCGCGGGCATGGCGCCAACGCCGGCAATGGCCCAATTGGACGACTGCATTTCGTCAATGACGTTTTTACCGGACTCAAAGGGCAGCAATTCGAGATCCAGCCCTTCAGCCTTGTCCCATCCCTTTTCTCTGGCGTACCAGACCAAAAACGTTTCATGCTCGCCGAGCCATGCCGTGCGAAGAGGCACAAGGGGCTTGGCGAACGCTGCGGAGCCGCTCAGGCACCACGCGACCACAAAAAACAGGGCCAACAGACCAGCAAAGGGATTGCGCACTTTCATGATTTCCTCATCCACCCATGAGAACGTTCGTTTCCCCGGCTTCCGAACAGAGCCACTCCCCACAGAACAGCCAAGGACATTTGCCATGACCATACCTCAAAAAAAAGGCAGTGGCAACGCGGGGCGCTCTTCAGAGTTTTTCGGTGTCAAAAGAATCATGGAACAAGCGCCGCATCATCACGCCCGACATGGCGGCAGGAGTGGCATCAGGGCCATTCCCTTGCTTCTTTTAAGGAAGCGATACTATCTAATTATTTTAGCATGTAACAAACATCCTGCACCAAACAGCTTGGTGCAGACGGCAAAAAGCGTCTTCCCAACGCCTCAAAAAAGTGAGCATCGGTATGCTGTGTGAATGCGAAAATCCCCCTCCCGGTTCGCGCAGGGAGGGGGATTTTTTTGTGTCAGGAGGTGCCGAAAGCTACTTGTTGCTCATCGGCATGTTCGGGTGCATGTGGCACATGATCTTCCAGCAGTCCAGAAGATCATCAAGCTCTTGAGCGTGCAGACGGGACGAGCCCTCGTTGTCATCGAGAATCTTGTCGATGGTCTTGAGTACGCGCTCTTCCGTTTCCTCAGCGGCGTTCTGCCGCCATTCCTTATATTCCATGATAGACCTCACTGGGCGTATCTTTTTGCGATTTCATGAATGATTTCGACGTCTCCATCATCGAGAAGAAGCCCCATGACGGGCACCTTCCCAGACTTCTGAAAAGCGTCTTTCGCCAAGGCATAGGCTTTATCGAGGTCAATCATGCCTGCCTCATCAATCACATCAGCGAATTTCAACGCGGGCGTGTACTGTTTGACCATCTGCCCAGATTTTTGAGCCGCGATGGTTCCAACCATGATAGCCCCGACTTTTTGCAACCCGGTAGCCTTGGGAATGACTTCCTGATCAAGGTAGGCGGCAAGGATAGTTCCAACGTGATTCGGATCAAGTTTTGGCATGATTGACCTCTTTGATTACGCCGAAGGCGTGGTTGTCGTCGCGTAGCTCACGTTTGCGCACGGGAGGCAGTCCGTCAGGAAGACGGCACCGGACGAGGCAAACGAGCTTTTGCCGTTGATGATACCACAGCAGCGGGCAGCCTGCTTTACGACTTGCGAGAGATGCACGAATCCGGGAATGGCTCCGCAGCAGCACGGGCAGTTGTAAACCGTGCTGTAAGTTGTCGCAGTCCCGCCCGTAGGCGTATACGAGAACTGGACCTTTGCCTGTGGATTCGTGCACGGCGTGACGCAAAACGGATCGAGCTGTGCCCCGGAGCAGTTGCAGAAGCGCAGCCGGAACGCACCACGGTCCGGAAGTGGAGCGTCAAGGGCCAACGTCGCCACGTTCGTGGTGGTATTGACCGTAACGCCCGTCACGTTGATAGTAGGCACACAGCACATGGTGCACCTCCTAGCCGTTATTGCAGGAGCACCCGCAGTTGTTCGGAGCCACCCACGCATTCTGAGCGGGCATGGGCTGAGGGCAGACGGAAGAAGCCGGGATGATCGTCTTCGTCAGGCCGCTCACGGTCTGCTGGAGACACGCTACGGCACCGGAGAGCGCGGTGAGGCCGTTGTTGGCAGACATGGCGACTTCGTTGACCTTGCCGAGAACGATCTGTTCGCGCAGTTCGCTGGTCTTGCCCATGCACTTGATCTGTTCTTCGATACGGGCGATGTTCACCTGATTGGCGGCGGCCTCATCGGACAGCGGCTTGATGAATGCGAACATTTCCGTGCGCAGGCTGTTGTTGTCGATGAGACTCTGGGAATAAACTTCCTTGGCAACCTTGTCGCTGTAGTTCTCCGCCTTGAGGCGCGCAATTTCCGCGTCCTTTTCGGCCAGAACACCAAGAGCGGTACCCCCGGCAAGCATGGAGGCATTCCCGCCACCGAGCCCGCCAAAAAGACCACCCAGACCACCGCCGTTCAGAAGGCCAAGCGCGGTACCCGCAATACCAAGACCGAGCCCGGAACCAGCCACTCCCTTGCTAGCAAATTCAGCCATAAAAAAGACCTCCAAAATTTCCCCGACGGAATGCCGGGTTTCTTGGAGGTCAGTATGAATGTGATGGTATGAAATGATTATGTGTAAGTGGGATAGATGCGGAACGATGCGACACGGTGAGGTTCATTGTGGCACGGTGAGGCGTTGTGAGGGAAGGCCGAAAACGGAATCCTGCCATTCGTCGAGCCAGTCTTTCCGGTACCAGATTCTCCCGTTCAAACTGGCATAGCGCGGCCCCCGGTTCGATTCATCCCAAACTTTGCGGCCCCTGCGCCATTTTTCGAGCGTTGACGTTGAAAAGCCAAGGTAAACAGCGGCTTCTTTTGGCGTCATGCGATCACACATGATAATCATACCCTCCGTTGTCTGGTTTGATACGGTCCCACCAGACACGGTGTGGCTTCAACGGTTCCCGTGTCACCCTTGGGGAGTGTGTCCGCACTCCCCTCTTTTTTTGTGTGCTATTTCGGTTCGTTTCCCTTTCCATGCGTTTTCTGATAACGGGCAACTATGAGACTGTATAAAACAGGCATCATAGTTGCGCTCATGCTTGCGTTGTTCTCCTGCGCTCAGGCGGAATCGAAAACATATCGTTCCCGTGCTCAGGTAGATAGGTTCCTGCGCCAGCATGGATTTGAGCGCACGCCGCCCGGCTATCAGGTGGATCACATCATCCCCCTTTGCGCTGGTGGAGAAGATGCCCCGGAAAATATGCAGCTTCTCACGGTAGAGGAGCACCGGAGAAAAACCAAAGTGGATCTCTGGTTGTGCAGGTGGTTGAGAAGATTGGAGGAGGGAAAATGAACCGTTCGAAGATATTTAAAATTATCTATTATATTGGATATGTTGTAACGTTAATATATTGGTCAATGTATATTTGGCAAACCACAAATGGATATTGGGATATCAGTATGGGCATTGGGATAGGGATAACTTTTATCGCTCCTCTTTGGCCCATTTATTGGGGAATACTTCATTGGATATGGTAAAATAATATTAGCAACGAATTAACAATGGATATTATTACAAAATCAGGAATATCAGGAATAATTTTTCTAATTATTCATATATTATATGGCGATAACAACCTAAAATTATTTCTTGCACTGTGGGGTGCATGGCTTCTAGGGATATGGTCTGTATCGTAAAGGAGTGTCGATGAAAAAAATTATTTTTATTCTTACCATGTTGTTTCCATTTTCAGCATATGCTTGGGATGGATATGATTCTATAAATGGTGACAGTGTGACTATTGAAGAAAACACTTTGGTGCGTCCCGGAGAAACTATAGATATTTACAATAACAGTGATGGAGAATATCAGTCTGTCGATGTAATTGATATTTATGACTCTGGAACTTCAACAACCGTTGAGACATTTAACTATTCGACTGGAGAAACGCAATTCCTCGAAATGGATAGCTATTGACATTTTCCAAGTTTTATGGCGTTGTTTCCTCACGGTGCTCATCACACCAACCATAGGCGGACAACGCCACCCGACAGTATGGCTCTTTTTGTGCCTTTTTGCCGAAGTCAAGACTCTTTTTGGCTGCGGTTTCCTGCTATACTTGCATCTTCTCGATGCCGGGTGTGCCCGATATGTCCAAGGTTTCGGCCTAAAGGCGGGCAGCCGCACCTATGGGCGGTGATGAACACCCGGCATCGTCATTCATCGGCGGTGTCAATCCTCTCACCATAGGAGTGGCACATGTCCCAAGCTCTTCTTCTTTTCCCGTCCCTACTGTAGCCGTCCACGATGGACGCCCCGCCACGACCTCTCTTGAGGTAGCTGCGTTTTTCGGTAAACGACACAACGATGTGCTACGGGACATTCGCAATATTTCTGATAACTGCCCTGAAAAGTTCACTGCGCGCAATTTTGCGCTCAGTAACTATCTGGATGAAACCGGGCGTTCTCTCCCCATGTACATCATTTACCGCGACGGCTTCATGTTGCTGGTCATGGGCTATACGGGCAAGAAGGCCCTTGCGATCAAGCTGGCGTACATCGAGGCGTTCAACGCGATGGAGGAGGAGCTTGCCCGGCGCAGCCGCCCTGCCCTGCCAAAGAGCCGCAGCACACGCCGGGAATCCCTGCCGACCATCCCCGGCTCTATTCCCAGACAGAGCCTCGATGAACGGCCTTTCATCGAATTTGCTGACGAAATTGAACGGGCCCATGCTCAGATGCAGGACATCCAAAAGCGCCTCCTATCAAAGGCGTACAGGTTGACATTGACCCTATGCCACGACATTGAAGCCAGAACGAAGGTGCCCGTCAGCAAGCGTTCCGGAAAGTTCACGCTTGAAAAGTTTCTTCTCGATCACATGACGTATGGGCTTGATGAAGCCTTGACCTACCCTTCTGATACCCTTCCAGACTACCGGAATCCCGGACTTTACCTGCTTGGGGTTCTCCGGCAATTCAACGGGAAGTGAGCTTGGCAATCCTACACGAATCATATACGGTTTCACCAACGGGGGTGTTCTCCATGCTGTTGTTCGATGACGGAAAAAAGCTTGAAAAGGCCGTGGGCGAGGAAGCCGCGAAAACCATAGTGGAAGTGCTGGAACGCTTTGACGAAAGCCAACGGAGCGCCAGCGCATCCAAGGGGGATTTGCGGGAAACAGAATTGCGGCTGTTAAAGGAAATCCAACAAGCCAAGGCTGAAACCATCAAATGGGTGGCGGGCATCATCACGGCCCAGACAGTCGCCATCATCGCCGCCATCATCGCGCTTATGAAGTAGCGCTTGACCACGGCCCCATGAATGGCTATTGAAAAGGAAGGGCGGCGAGTGCGTCAACACCCACCGCCCCGTGGGACACCATCCCGAGATTGATCATCTCAAGTTTGCGCCCCGGTAAGAGAGCTTCACCTCCTACCGGGGCAACTGCGTTATTGGTTCAGCATGAACCGAATCACCACAGCCACAATGACGCCGCCAATCACTTGGACAGCGACGTCCCGGAGGAAGTGTCGCATGGAGTACCCTCCTTTCAGGAGAGTGCCCCACGGCGGTTTTCTATCCGTTCCCTATGCTCTTGTCAAAGAACCGTTATCAGAACGCTGAGGCGCGTTTCTGCTTGTCTTTCGGGTTATTGTGGAATCAAAATTCCACCTAATGAGTCCGCAGTTTCTTCCATAGGCGGGGCCGTCTTTTCGACTTTTTCCGCCCTCTCCTTCAATTCCTCAATCATCGGTTTGATCTTCTCGTAGGTTTCATTCCCGTATCTTGCTATCGTAATAGCTTGATAATAAAGCGTATCAATGGTTTGACGCTTCTCGTCTGCCGTCATGGTAGGAACTTTATTGACCTGCTGAATAGTTCTTTGGATAGTGCTTAATGCTTCATAAGAGCCTTGCAATGTATTGAAAATATTGTAGGGCATGAGGTTGGCGATATCATCATATCTGAACTCCTTTTCCAGACGATTGATCGTCTTCATATATGAGCTTGCTTCTTGCCAGTGTTCCCTAAATTGAGCGATAGATTCCGCGCTCATGCTAGGGTGACGTACCACAAAAGCGTTCACGAAAGGAATATCCGCAAGAGTAGACGTCGGCTTGATGGGATCTGGCAACGCTCCAGCCTTTCTCAACACAAAATCAATAGCATTCAGAGCATACATGCCGCTTCCTCCCGTATATCCACGGATAAAGTTTTCAGCTTTTGCCGGGCTGAACGTATTCATTTCACCAACACCGGGAAGCGTACCAATAATATGAGACAATGCCTTGGCTAGTTCGGTTGTATTTTCTGTATATTGATATTCAGGAAGAATACCTTCAGCGGCAAAAGGTACGATAGGACGATCAAAGGCAAAGCTCTTGTTAGCCCAATTTTCGATCACTGGAGTCAATGAAGTAGGGAGAACAGGCGGTTTAACGAAATCGAAAAGCGTTGTGTCCAATCCTCTAAATGCTGTGCTCCTCTCTTTTTCATTCATTTGATCTAAGGTCCATTCGGTGATCCGCTCGGGGATGGTTCCGAAAATAACGCCAAGTTCAAACGGCTTTGGAATACGATAAACAACATCACCAACGGGGATGAGCCAAAAAATATCCCGTTGCCAACGTGGGATCTCATCAATGCGCTCATCTCCGTAGTTCGCCAATTCAAGCAAAACGGATGGAAGAGTAATGGCGGCAGTAGCTCTGATTGTTGAACGAACAGGATGCTCCTTGAAGACGCGGACCATTTTGTCCAATCCTTGAATCCTGGCATTGGTAAAGGCGATTATGGCATTCAATCCACGCATCTTAGCCCCAATTCTGGCGAAGTCCATGCTCACTTCACGTGAAGCAAGCGCGGCCTGTGCCAGTCCTGACTTACTACTGCCAAGCTGTTTCTCAGCACGCGCAAACTCTCCAAGCCGATTGGCCTGTTCCGAAAGTTCAGACAAGACACGCATCATTTCCACAGGATTCTTAACAACATTCCATGTCTTGGAAACAACGCCTGTTCGTGTGAGATCGTCCAGCGTTTTTTTGACCGTGGTTCTGTCCATGCCCAACATGGTAGCCTGATCGCCGCCCGACTTTTTCCACTTCCAATACAGATCATCACGCCTAATTGCATGGAACAGGCCGCGTGCCATATCAACGCCGGGAACAAATCCGTATTCAGACTGTACGAAAGCAGAAAGAGAATCCCGGGCGGCATTTCTGACAATGAATTCCGGTGTAAGCGTAGCCCCGGCCCTGAGCCACCGCGCGGGATAGGAAAGGAGCTTGGTAACAGTATTCATCGATTCGCCATCAAGTCCGTTTATGACCTTGGCGATCTCAGGATCGACTTGGTAAATTTCTCTTTTCCCATCTCGGAAGACGGAAATTTCCGTTCTCTTGTCAATCCGGTAATCAGGACGGAAGACACTTACATCAAGATCCCCCCGCTCAACAGCATCGGCAAAGGCTTTTGCGGACTTTTCATCGGCGCCCTTCAAGACACGCATCACGTCTTCACTGCTGACGCTAGTTCCCTTCATCTTGGTCGGAAGCTTTTCTATAATGCTGCCATACGGCTTTCCAGAAAGTTCTGCTAAGTCAGCAAGGGCCTTGCCGATCTGGTTTTTCTCTGCTGCCTGAATAAGCGCATATGTATTTTTAACAATGCTTTCCAAGGGATCAAGAATATCTCTCCCGCTTCCCTTGATGCGCTTTACCTGCTGCTGTGCTGAAAAGCCCCTCCCCCCGGAAGTTCCGCCTGATTCCTCTCCCATGAATCGATAAAAGGGGACATAATTTCTGTTTGCCTCACGCATGGCCGCAAGCGTTTTTGCATCAAGCAAACCGGCATCAGCATAGTAATCCATCAAATGGTTCTGATATTCATAGAGTTGCTGTGCCGTCTTTTCGTATTTATCTCTCAAGGATTCAACGGTTTTCTCCATTGCTGATTTGCGAATACCTGAAAGAATACCTCTCCGCTCAAGTTCAATTCCCCTTTTGGCGACAAGATAGGCGCGCAACTCATCCAAATTTTGCACAGGTTCAAGGATGGACTTTAAAGATTTCCCTACATTCATACCAGAATTGAACTTAAAAGGGCTCCTTTCCAAAAAATGCGTTGCCTTCCCCGCAGCCCCCCTGTAAACGCGGGCAAGGACATAGGGATTGATGGATGCGGGAATATCAGCCCCTCCAGAAAGTTCATCAACGGCCTTTTTAAGAGGGTGTAATTCATCAACGAAGTTTGTGTAGGCAATTTTCCAACTTTCAGGGATAATGCCTCTTTTATTCTCTCCCATATTAATTTGAGAAAGGACCTCCATAACGGCAGGTTGGCGGTTCCATTCATCAACGCCACGCCGTGCATCTTGGAGAATCCTGTACATGTCAGGAGCATCCCTACGCATTTTTTCTTCAAAGAAATCATAGAATTTTGGAGACGACTCTTTGGCACTTTGCGGGTTAACCACGTAACGTGCCACAAATTCAGCAAAGCCTTCCGGGAGATTCGATTGCCCCTTGAGGGGAACGGAAGCGATCGGGGAAAGTTCGTCAGCAAAAGGTTCTAGAGGCTTGTTGTCGAAGCTTCCGAATACTTTTTTTTGAATGTGGTGGCCTGCCTCATGAACAATCGTGGTAATATCATTCGCAACGCGGGTTCTGGCTATTTCAGGATTAACTTTGTAGATGCCTTGCACCTCTTCAGCATACGGTCCAAGCCTTCCCACTCTGAACTCAAGCCCAAGATCCTCAGAAAGTTTGTCTATTACCTTTGAAAGTTTATAGGTCGATGAGGCAATAACCTTTTCGTTCAATGTATTTCTCTCGACAGAGGGAATAGCCGTTTCCCCACCTGCAGAGGCCATTTCTCCAGATGTGACAGCTTTCGGCTGCTCTGCCATTTCACGGGCATATCTTTCAGGGACTTCACGGTTTATTGAGAGGATGTCTTGCCGGATAGTAGGATCAGCCTCAGCGTCAGCAAAAACATCAAGGGGCTTTTTTGCCGTCTTTTCGTAAATGCCGCGCATTTTGGGAACAAGTGATGAACCCATATTCACCAATTTACCGCCAAGCCCGCCTGCGCCCTTCAATCCGGTAATGAGTAGAGCGGCGTCAACAAACTCCTGCGGTTCAGGAAGACGTCCCTCAAGACCAGCCGAAACTGTGGGCATAGTGGCTATTTCTGCCCCGACAGTTGCCGTACCTGTTGCCAGGGCCCCGGCCCCTGCGGATTTTGCGGCAACCCCGGCAAATTTTCCTGCTGCGCCCGTGGACGCCCCGATAACTGCCCCTTTTCCTGATTCTTCAAGCACCGTTCCCATACGCCCGATAAATTCGCCAGCGGATCGAACCTCACCATTCTTAATCTGCTCCATGTAGATAGCTCTTGTTCCCTCAGTTAGTGCCATAGCCGCACCGGGGATAGTAGCCGGAGCCGCAGGGCCGCCAAGAGTTCCGAGTGCCGCCCCTGCGGTAAGTGTGGGGAGGTCGCCCACAAGCGTACCAATCTGCATTCCAAGACGCTGAGGAAGCGTAAGGGAGCTTACTTGAACGGGCGTAAGCGCATCGGGGAGCTTTTCACGAGCCACCAATCCTGAAACGCTGCCTTGGAAACCATATTCAATGGCGTCCATGAGAGAAACAGGATCGTATCCCTTGAAATAACCATTGATTTCCTGATCGGAAAACCCTGCTTTCTCCATCTTTGGACGCATGAAATCGCGTATTTCTGTATCAGAAAACCCAGCCTGCTTCATTCGCAAATAGGGATCGGAATTTACATTTAATGTCGTATTTTCACTCATTATTTACCCACCTATTCCACCAAGATTCAGGACTTTCTCCAGCCTTTCTTTTTAGCTGCTGATTAGTATCGGGGGAAACGTTAATAATTCCGTTGATATTATTTAATTGGTCTTGAAGATTAGGCATATTACCTTGTAACACATTGAAAAGTGTATCTCCATTAAACAGCTTTTCTACCGCTTCATCTCCACCTTTTTTGTAAGCCTCGCGGATCAGGTTATTGATTTGAGCCCGCGCTCTATCTTCTTTGATAGCCGCCTCAGGTGTTCCTGCTGCAAACTGTGGGCGTGCAAAAGCAGTATCTGCAAGATCTTTACCCCTCTTAAAGTACCCATTTAGTGGCCCATCCATATCTTTCTTAAGTTGTTTGAGGTTTGAAACATCACTAGCGTTAGCTTCACCTCTTGCCATCATTGAAGTAATCGTACCATCGGTGATGTCCTGTCCGGATATAATAGCACTAGCCATTGCATTTATTTTTGCTGGATTTCGTGTTTTCCCAAAGGTTCCAGCTTCAAGTTTTTGTTTTGCTTCTATCTTGGTCACAGCATCAAGATCGGAATTATCAATGATACTAAAAGCCATAGCAGGATCAGGGGCAATACCTTTTTGAGGGTCCCCGACTAAATATGTATAAGCGTTATTAATGGTTTGCTCTTCATATTTACTATTAAATTCTTTTTGTTGCTGTTTATTTTGTGTATCTTGGGAGCGGAGCATATCTATAGTTGACTTCGCTGTGACCGCATCCAGACCATATTTTTTTCTACCTTCTGGTGTAAGGAGCTCGTTTACTCCAGAAAGAGGATCGTCCTTAAACATGGACACAATATTAAGTGATTGCTCTGCCCGAAACTCGCGTGTTCTCCGCTCCGCCTCAGCCCGTGCCTTGGCTTCAAGCGCGTCTGCCCTGTTCCGTATCTGGAGTTCAACCGCGTTCACCTTGTCGCCAAGGAGTCCGCGGTATTCATTTAGCGCACCCCGAGCGCCCTTGATGTCGTCATGCGAGAGATACCCGCTGATAATGCTTTCCGCAGCCCCCTCATCGATACGTGAGAGAAGCGCCCGGTTATCCATGCCGGGGCGCATGTTTTCTATCCGTTCACGGAGAGCCGAACGGTTGAATTCGATAAGCTCAGGATTGTTGTAGTTCTGTGCCGCAAGATTTTGGAAGTCCTCGATCTCCCCGGTAAGAACGGACTCTTCCCAAGCGGCCTTCTGTTGGCGCCCGTACGCCTGCCCCTGTTCGGTAAAGTGCAGCGTCGTCCCCGCAGCCTGCTTGTTGAACATCTCGGCAAAGCGTCCGGAGAATCCGCCCTCCTGAAAATACTTCTGAGCCGTCTCCCTTGCGAACTTCTCGAAGTGCTGGCCCGCTTCAATGGCGTTCTGCCCCTGATTCTCAGCCATGTAGCGGTCACGTTCGGCGGAAAGCTCTTTCTGCATGGCAAGGAGCGACTGAGATACCCGCGTTGTCTCAGTGCTCACGTATTCCCTGATCGCAACGTTGGTGAGGGCTTTCCCGGCTTCCAGAACAGTGCCTGCAAGCTGGTTCTCCGCCGTAGCCGCGATGTTCCCGATGCGCGGTTGCTGATACCCCGGATCAATGCCGCCTACGCCGACACGCCGGGGTCCCGTATTGTATTGCTGGATACGGATCGCCATCTCCTATCTCCTGCCCGAAAGATAGTTTTTGAGGAATTGCTGTTCAGACGCACCCCCTCCACCGGGAATAATCTTCCGGCCGCCGAACAACCCGCTACCTGAACGCCCCCCGAATCCCCCGGCCATCGAATAGGCGCCGATTCCGCTGGTCAGCCCGGTGATTCCCGCAGTCAGAAGCGAGTTGCCAAGACCCTTTACCGTCGAGCCGTAGTAGCTGGCCGCCGCGTCATAGTTCGCCGCGTTCGCTTCCTGAGCCTTCACGTTCTCCCGCGTCTCCCATTCGGAAAGGGCCTTCTGATAACGGTTCATGGCCACATCCTGAGAAAACCGCAGGGCATTGCCTTCCAGCGTGTCCGCAGCCGAACCGCTGGACATATCGACACCGAGCGCGCCGAGGGAAGCGATATTGCCGGACTGCAAATCCGCATACTGCCGCCGGAGCGCAGACCGTTCCCGGTCAAGGTTCTCTCCCTCGATCCGCCCTTTCTCCGCCGTGATTTTCGCTTGATTCCGTGCGGCACCTGCATTCGCTTCCGCCAATGCTTGCTGATACTTCGCCTGTTTGTTGGCCGCGCCTGTGCTGGAAAGACTCTGAACGGCGGAAAGGCCGCCCATTGCCAAGCCAAGAGTCAAAGGATCAAATCCCATTACAACATCCCTCCCCCGGCATACGGTGCAATATCCATCGTCGTGACAATCGCCAGAATCGTGAGCGGCGTAGCGCTACTTACTTCAAAGACAAGTGGTGATTCGGATGCCCAACCGCCGCATGTTTCCATATTTAAATCCGTCCCGTCGCTGAAAAATGGCCGCACACTGAACGCCCCCCCTTTGATATGCCTGTCCACGATGGGCGAAAGATTCCCTGCAATTCCGGCAAGAAACGACATGCTCCGGTATGTCCTGACCCGTACGGCTGAAATCTTCCGGTTGTGCATGAGCGTCCAACCTTGCTGTGTCTGCACTTCTGGCAAGTTCGGTATAACCCGCGAAGTATACGGAAGGCCGATATGCACTGATTTCGCCGGACTTTTCAGCTTGATTTCTCCGCCCGCGCTTACTGTCACTCCATCAATCGTTCCGCCGTCCGCAAAAACCTGCACCGTCCGGCCCGCCAAATGCCCAAGCCCGCTGAACGTATCCACAGCCGAACCGCTGTAGTGCAATGCCGAGTCAAGAAAAAAGGCGTCATCAAGGTTGTCGCTGTCAAAAAAGGTTTCCAGCCGTTCGACAAAGACGCCGCCCGAACGCCGCACGAGGAACCACACCTGATCATCCGGCGTGCCGGGGATTGTAGCCGTATCCAGAACTTCACCAGCAGTCGTATGCCGATGCCAGCCGATGACGTCCTGATCCTTCATGTATGTCAGGCCGACAAACGTACCGTCGGAAAGGACGCACCAGAGCGTGCTGTACGGCTCTTGCTGGTACGCCCATGCCGTGATGTCCCGATCTTTGATGATATGCCGGGCAAGTATGGTCAGATCCTGACCGAGGTACTTGTCCGCGTTGTAGTTGTAGGCGAACTCCCGCACTGCCCCGGAACCGCGCTGTACATACAGAACGCCACCGCCTACTGACAGCGCCGATACTGTACCCTCTCCACCGTTTGTGGTCTGGAGTTGGAAAGAGACGGTTGACGGCGTGAGCACCACGCCCTCCGAAGGTTGCAGCGTCCACTCGCTCCCCTCTGTCCCGAAAGCAAGAGTGTTGCGGTCAGGCTGGAGCCACACAATCCGATTCGCCTGTGTAGCGGCAAGGGTTACTTCAATAGCGTCGTCGTCTTTCGGGGGCACCGAAGAGGCCATGCTTTCAAAATCTCCGGTACGGGACAGCCAGAACGTGATCGGCCTGTTTGCCGTAGCCGAAAATCCAAGGCGTTGTTGATGGAAAAAGACCTGTGAAGGATAGTTTCCTGAGCCCTCAAAAGGATTCTTGTGCTCTATCGGCGTATCTTCGGTATCCGCGCCGATGTTCTTGTCATCATAGTATTGAGCGTATGTATAAAAAAAGACCGGATTCGCCTGAATGTCTCCTTGAAATCCTTGAGGATACTCAGAATTCTGACCGAATCCTGTATAGCTTGTGAAGCTTTCGTACTCTCCCTCGTATCCCGAAGGGACGTTATCGACTCCGATCCAGCCTACGGGGACTCCCTGTTCATCCTTTCCGTGATAAACGAAAAGCTTTTGCAACGAGGCATTATACCATGCCGGATAAGTCTGTGGAACAAAAACGCCAGTTTTCCCAACCTTGACCCCGGTGACGACTGTCGTTGTTGTTCCGTCAGGTTTTTCGACAGATTCGGTCAGGACAGAGACGTACAGATCGTCTGCCGTCCGAGAAAACCGATACCCACCGATATCGATACCTTGGAGCGTTGTGGTCGCGGCAGTCGTATCGTCTTTGCTTGCCCGCCCAATAAATCCGAATACACCAGTCTTTTTCTTGTATATCCGGTACTCGCTGGCACCGGATACGGCAGGCCATGTTATGCGGATGTGATAATCGACGCTATTCAGGGCCTCGGCTTCAATCGTGGCGGCAGGAGATGCAGAAGATTCTTCTCCGGTTTCTCCATCAATGGCCGTGACGAGATAGCTGTAATCTGTCTTGCTCGGATTTTTCGGTTTGTCATCATCAGCCCGTTTGTCCAAAATCTGCAATGCGGGCGTTTGCGGTGCTGCGATGGACGGCATGAATGTGAGCGTAGCCCATCTCCAATCGTTATCGGCGTACCGGGAGAGCTTGCATGGCGGATACGCCGGATGAACGAAGTAAACCACGTCCGCAGACTGTGCGAACCGCACAGCCCGCAGATCGGACGCCGCGAACGGAGTAGACACAACATATGGTTCGGAACCTGAAGAAACGAGTTTTCCATCAGGCAGCCATACCCGCATCGTCTTATCACCGAACTCCAACATCCGGCCCTGTGTCTCGCTGAACACGAAAGGTATCAGCCGGGAAGTTTGATTCTTCGCTGTGCCCAGATATCTGGTGCCAGGCCTACGCGTTACGCCTCCCTGCGGCATCGGGACAAAATTCAGGGTTTCACGGGTTCCAGTGTTGTAGCGCGGCTGATCCACGCGCCCACGGAGCAATGGGGAAATTTCTCCGCCATTCAGGACATTTTGGGTATGAAATATGGGCATCAGTTTACCCGCCGTTCTTTAAGAAACCGAGAGGGCCATTCCTCGCGCACCGGGTCTTCCTGTGCGTCGGCTTCTACTTTCGCCCGGTCAATGGCCTGCTCAAAAAGCTGAAAATAGTTCTGTGCATTGGCTGCGCCCTGCGAAACATACTGGGAGATCTCGAAGGCGATTTTCCACGCGAGGGCATCAGCAAACGCCTCACTGACAGCCATTTCCCGATCATTGCTCACGTACCTGAGAGCTAGGCTATCCGCATCTGTATAGATTTCTTGTCCGACAATGCTGTATCGAGGCCCCGGATGCCGATATGCCCATGACGGTACATCTCCAACATCCCCATGACGCCTCACATCCAGAATACGCATACAGTCGCCGGGGAGCTGATACGCATACCGATAGCCGAAAGGAGGGGCATCAGCAGATTGCGCTAGAACCGCATACCGCAGCGCGAAAGGCCACGGATACAGCGAAAGGCAAAATTCAAGGCTCCGGTCGTATGCAGCCTCCGCAACCTGCGCAACTGGTGTATCCTGAAAAGCCAAATTGACGCCCTGCGCTCCGACACGCATCAGGGCGGTATTGATGATGGATGTGCGGTTTTGGCTCATGCCACACCATCCCTCAATTCGAGTGCGGAAATTCTGGCATCGCGCCGTTCTCCGAGCCATCGCTGATACGCACACTCCAGCGCAAGGGCTTCTTCGTAACGAATGCTGTAGCAATCCCCCGCCTCTTTTGCCGGAGTCAGGACACGTTCTTCATAATGGAACTCTTCCGGTTCCTTTACCGAACCGTCTTCATTGTGCGTTTCTTCTCTCGTAACAACTTTAAAGCGTTCTATTACGGCTTCCTGTGCATCCCATTTGTCATAGCAGACGATGCCGTACCGCATGGCATCAAGCCCCTCCGAAGCGAAAGCCCCGATCACCTGCTGCGCTATGAGTCCAATATGGATACGCGCCGCACTGCCCTTTTCAGCAACCGCATCCTTGAAGAGAAACTGTCTGAATTCCACCTTTCCCCATGCCTTGAAGACGGATTCGTCTATGGGCTTGATATCCTCTTTCAGCCGTTCGTCCGATGTTTCTATGGTCCCTGTGGATGCGTATACCTGTGACCAGCGCTTATTAGACCATCCGCTGGCGATGGTGCCATCTGTCCCCGGATTTACTGCTGTAGTCCCAACTGATAAGGCATTCGAGAGGGTTCCGGAAGCATCCGTGCAGAAAAAAAGATGGTGGGAAGACACTGACTGGAGTGCCCTGTAAAACGTGTTCGGATTTCCTTTTAGTACATAGATATCGTTCTGGCTTACGCTATCGACTTGTAAGACAACACTTGCCGTACCCTCCCCGGAAACCTTGTTGACAACGAAGAGAGCGTTACCAGCGTCTGTATTATTTTTGATCCTCAGTGAATCTCCAGTTATATTGAATGGATACGCACCAGTAGTTTTTATGTGGTTCGGGCAGTAGCCGACGTGCCATCCGATATCCGGATACCCGAGATCTTGAAACCACGAATCGCATTTGAATGCGGTTGTTCCCGGAATGCCGTCCATGCTGCCGTTGCGCATGAATGCGCCACGGGAAATTTGTATCGCATTCCACATTCCATAAGGATAGTTTGCCATTCCTCCCGCAATCAAAATACCCGCATGGGCCATGCCAACTTTGGAAAATGCCTTCACATGCTGGCAGATTGTAGCCCCGGCGGGGGTTCCGTTTGTCTGCTCCGTGCCTCCATTCCCCTTACCGACCATAGCCCAGTGTTCGGAAGCCATGAGCAAACCATTTCCGCGTGATTCGTTATATACGGCGGAATGGATCGCGCAGGTGTCAGAGTTGTTGATGCCATCGTCGGGATCTTCCTTCTGGCAGCGCCCCCAGATGGCTACGGCGTCGCCGTCGCCATTGAGCTTGCTCTGCATGAACCCCCTGATGCATACGGGATGGGAATTGCCCATGCCCTTGGCCGATCCGCGAACCTGAATTCCCTGAGCGCCAGAACCGTATTCAGTCCAGTCAAAATAGCCGTCGCTGTACGACTCAAAGCTCAGATCTACAAGTGGCGACCATGAGTCTTTGCCCTGAAATGTCCTATAATGTTGAATAACAGGACCAATCGTTCCCATATGATTAGCAAAAGCGCTTTCGCGCATACCAGAAGAGCCATCTCCTTGATACACCGAAGCATCCATAACATGATCGACGCCATTGCCGAAACAACCACTCTTAAAATATGCGATTTCCCCATCTACAAGATAAGCTCCCGATGGGATGTAGCCGATACCTTTAGACTCAAGTGCTTTCTGCCATGTATTAAACGCACCTGTGTCATCAGTACCAACGGGGGTATTCTCATTATAAGTGATAGTTATTGTTGCATTAGGATCTATATATGGAATAACTGAGGCACCGAAAGCGCCCCCGAGAAGATCATATGCCTTTTGTGTATAGTGGTAGGTGTCTACGAGATAATCTAATTCACGAAAATTTTTTGTGATTGTCGTAGACATAATGGCTCTGGGATTAGCATTAACCGCTGCGGTTAATGCTGCATTAACCGCGTCAACCTCGCTGTCCGCCGAGTTTTTCATATATGAAATAGGCGCAACAAAAATTTTTCCACCAATCGAATTTACTGCCCAAGCCAAAAGATCGGCTATAGAGCTGGTGTAGTCTTCAAGCTGTTCCCTTCCTAGATACATTTCAGTTGCATCTGTTTCGCCTTGGAGCCATACCGTACCCAAGATATCATATTCGACATTCAGAGCTGCTAGTGCCGTTAATATCATATTTAATGCGCGAGTTCTGAGCGTTCCAGCACTTCCCCATGAGCCATTCCTCACGATATTTTGATTCGCGCAGTTTGTAGCGCCTACCGCTACATTGATGACATATACGGGTCTTCCGGTATGCTCAGTAACATATGCCGCAAGAGCGGGTACAAATCCTCCTGAAGTTGAAGGCCAAACGGGGTCAGTGATGGGGCTTAACCATCTGTTTGTTGATCCATTCCAATAGAATCCTACGGGAGAATATTTATCTGAGGTTGCTCCAGACACTCCTACCGCATTGCTTTGACCGGCAACGACAATAACCAACGGTTTGGGCTTTGTTTGAATGATTGTTTGTGTGGTGACATATGCATCTCCTTTCGCCCCGAAATCCTTGATATTAACGATGTCTGCGAAGCGGTCGGATATGCTGCGCGGCGTAGTCGTCCCGTCCGCAACTACCATCGTCGCACCTGTCGTATTGCCCGCAAAAATAAGTCCGGCGAGAATCTGATCCCGTGCATGAAAAATAGCTTCAAGAAGCTGTTCCGGCGTCATGCCGCTGGTCACGCCGACTTTTATACAGCGCGACAGCGTATCACTGAGTTGCTGGATCATCTGAACTTGTCGATCAAGTTCATCTTCCAAAGATTCGGTATCGACTTCTGCTGTATGATACAGATCCAGCTCTTGTGTTTCCGGTATATTCGAGATGACTGCCAACATTGCGCCGACAGGAACGCGTCCAGAAACTAGAGTTACTACTCCGCCGTTTCCCGCACTATTGATCCTCACGCTGTAGTCTGGTCCCTGACTCAAAGTGTGCTCTTTTCTGCCTTCATGATCGACAGACCAAATCACAAGAACATCGTTTTGTTCATAAATAGGGAATGGAACTCCGTATTCAAGAACGCCCGCAGTTACAGTATATTTTTTGACCGTCTGTTTTCTCGTAATCATGGCTGTCTCGGAAATGGCTGAATGAAGAGGTGAAGGGGGCAAAGCCCCCCCACACTTATCTGGCGAGGTAAGAAAGGAACACGTCGACCTTTCCGGTGGCCGCGCCGTCAGTCGTCAGTTTGATCTTGGCGTACCGCTGCATATCAGGCAGCACCAGCTTGCCGATGATGTCGCCGTCAGCAAAAGTGGTTGCCGCGCTAGCCCCTCCGCTCACGCTCATTTCAGGGGCCCCGGCGATGTCGGCAAAAGAGCCGTCTTCCGTATCCGCCCCTTGAATCGTCACAGTGAGCTTTTTCGTGGAAGGAATGCTCACGGTACCTTTCGCGGCGATGGTCACGGCAAGCGCCCCGTGATGCTGGCCCACTGCCAACGGCGTGTCGCATACCGTGCTTGTGGTGGAGGGAATGGTCACGTCTTTGCCGAAATACTGGTCATGCCAGCGGTTCTCGGAACCGAATTCAAAAGCCATATGCTTTCTCCTTACGCTACGGCGGTTTCAGTGCCGTCAGGCAGGTTGTAGGAGCCGATGATCTTGATCCCGTTGATCGCACCGATAATAGTCTGAATGCTATTATCTCCGTTGACGTACATGATATCAGCCTGCTTGATCGCGCTGAATGTCTTCTGCACGATCTTGTGGTGCCCGAAGATGTATGTATTCGTGGCCGTTCCACGTACGGAAGCAATGGCATCTTCGATCTGGCTCAATGTGGGCAGGTTTGCGGAATCAACATTGACAATAGCGTGAACGGCACGAGCAGGATTGAGCAGCTGCCAACCGAAACGCCCGCGATATTCCACGCCGTAGCCGGACACTCCGGGCTGGCTGCGCAAATGGTAAAGAGCGCCCCCATTGAGCGGTTCAGGATTGAGCAAACGTCCTTGATTGAATTGCGTAGGGTCATAAATGCCGATATTGTTTTCCTGATCGAAACGAACAATCAGGATGGTATAAGCATTCGCCGTTGCGCCACATTTGGTGATCAACTTGTTCTTGAGTGCCGCCTTTCTCCAGTAATCACGCCATATCGCCAGCTCCGTATCCATGCCCGCCTGTTTGTAAAAGGCATTCTCACGGCGGGCAAAATAGTTCGCGGCCCCCCCGAATTGCGCAGCCTTATCCTTGCTGACTTCCACCTCTCCGCCGAGCAGATTGACGTTAGTCTGCCGGAGCTGCGTTTCCGCTTTCATCGACGGAAGAGGCGCGCCCAAGTCCGTGAAGCTTGCGCCTTGGATGGAATCCAAAATTTCTTCCACGTTCCAGAGTCCGTGTGTCGCCGGAATCCATTTCAGCATCTTGAGGATAGGAGCTTCTTCGGTGAGGAAGTCCACCAGATCCGGACGCTTCTTTGCCTTGTCGAGTGCGATTTCATGAAGTGTTTGTGCCACTGCCATAACTTACCCCTTGAACATGTCCTTGTATGTGTCTTTCGCGCTTTCAGCCGTATCGGAGGCGGGAGCCCCGCTTCCTCCGGAAAGCGTATCCTCGGAAAGCAGCTTTCCGATTTCATAGAACGCCCGGACAAAAACCGGATCGTTCGCCATGCCGTGCCCGGATACGGTGCCGGACAATTCCCCGCCCATGCGCCTATCCAGCGCCGTGAACGCTTTCAGGGCCGCACCACGGTTTTCATCGAACCGATTTCCCCATGTTTCGCGCAACGTATTCGTCCCGTCTTCGATGAGCTTGTCCCTGATTTCCTTGTCCGCGCCGAGTTGCCAGTCGAGCAACGCCTGAGCTTGCCCCGGAGTGATTCCCTGTTTGACGCAGAAGTCACGGAAACCAGCCTCAACGCCCTCGTCCACTTTCCCCTTGAAGCTTTCCGGATATTTGAGCTCAATGTCTTCGGCTTTTTCGGCGGGCTTGTAGCCAAGGCCACGCTCAAGCGCCTTTATTGCGTCATCGGCGCTTTCGACGTCTTTCAGCTTGTCCGCCCATCCTTCCGGCAAGCTGGATCGCCAATCGGAAGATTGCGCAGTTTCCTGCGTATTGGCCGGAGTACTGACCGGATCTTCCGAAGCCGTGCCGCCATTGCCGGAAGGCGCATCGACCACGCCAGTAGGTTCTTGAACTTGTTCCTGTCCGCCAACAATAAGATCATCCATCTGTAACCCTCCTAAATATTTTTCAATGTCAACATCAGTCGAACGTAGACATTGGGATTTGCTTTTGCGATCCGGTCAAGAATTTGATCTGCCATGTTGCGCATCCGCATGTCGTTCTCTGTCACCATCAACCGATTCGCGCCCATTTCATCAAGCAGCCCGAGGAACACCCGAAACGCGGCCTCACTCTGCATCATCTCGAACCAATCCCGGCGCTCCTGCTCATCCTGCGCCATCAGTTCTGCTTCCGCCTCTTCCCGCGTCTGCATTGTCATTGCGCCCCCTGTTCAGCACCCAAGACAGCCCCGGCTACCGTCCCTTGCGTCTTGACGTTTCCGAGTTTCGCCGCCTGTTCAGCCGCCATCATTGCGGCGGCCTGCGCTTGCTGCGCCGCCTGCGCTTCCGCCCGCTGTTGCCGAATAGCCGCAACAGTTTCGTCAGAACGGATGATCGAGGCCGGAACGCCCATGCGCTGCGCCAGCTCGTCGATCATCTGGTCAACGTCGATCTTGTCGATGATGTCCGGTGAAATCCGAATAAGCGGAGCTATCTGTTCCATGAACTGAGCCGTGGCCACGGCCCCCGACTGCTCAAGCATCTGCGCCATAGGCGACTGGTACGACACGTCAAGCGTCGCCCATTCGGAAAGTCCGTCCGGAGGAGGAGGAAGAAGCCCGGCCTCATCGAGCAGCATGTACACACGCTCGATCAACGGGTTCAGAACGCGAGGCTCATAGCTGGAAACCGTGGGGCCCATGAGTTCGGCGGAACGCCTGCGCCTGTCCATGTACTCAGTCATGGTCATCCCGGCAGGGCGCGTTTCAAGGCTCATGTTCGCAAAGATGTTCGCCATCATCACGTCTTCAAGCCGCATCGAGATTTGGTTGATCTCTTCCTGCACATACTGAACAGCCGTACCAAAATTGACCTCATAAAGAGGCCGGAGGCCATTACTCTGTCCGAAAGCCGTGTCAGAAATCGTTTCGCCGGGAGCGGCACGTACATGTCGCTTCAAAGTGCCGGGAGCAAGCAGCGGAGGATCGATCATCTTCTCGATGCCTACGGCCTTTCGCCGTTCCCATGCCTCAATGCCTTTTTGGTCGGCTAAGGCATCATCCCCCGGGCCTGTACCGTAAACGCCTCGCGCATCCTCCCACGTCGTGAAGAAGAACGGCATGGAGCGGAACCCGCTTTCATTGAGCAGCCCTTCCCCGTTTTCCTCGTACCAGTACGAAGCGAACGGCATATTCTTAGAATCTTTCTTGCGTACATCCCCGTCCTCACGCTTCCGCACGACATGCACGACTTCAACGGGACCATACGGTTTCGTCTTGAGCAGTTCCCGCGTTACAGACGAAATCTTGTCTTCCCCGAAGCGCTCTTTCATTTCTGTGGGAGTCATCCTCAGACGACGCACGACGCACGACAGCATCCTGTCGGCATCCAGCGCAACGGCATAGGTGCCGCAAGTCTGGCAGGAGAAATGCGCTACGGTTCGCGGGGATGATTCGCAGTAAAACAACGCGCATCCGAACCCCAACAGCTCTTTGTTGAAAGCATGGATGCCCTGATAGAATCCCCCGGCTGACAGCACGGAGCGAATGCGGGAATCCACGGAATCAACATATTCGTTGGCGTAGGTAACTTCCCTGTCGTCACGGGAAAGGAACGCATGACGAAACCAAGGATCGGACGCGGGAGTGATAGCTTGCGTCATCCCGGCGGCGGCCTTGCGGAGAGCCCGTTGTGCTGCGGGGTTGAAAAGATTGGCGTCGCGCAAGCATTCCGTTTCCTCACCTTTGAACAGGCCGCGAGAGGGAAGGATCAGCTTGCCGATTTCAAGCTGTTGTGCGAGACGCTTTCCCCTCAGTCCTTCAAGATGGGAAACAAGCGCCTTGAGCTCTTTCAAGTCCGCAGCCATGCCGCTAACCTATCCTTCCAAGCAGGCTTGATCCTGTGCTTGAGACGCCTCCAGACTGTCCGAGCGGAGAAGAAAGCATGGTGCCGCCCATAAGCCGCCGTTGCCGCAGCTTGCGCCGCTCTTCATCACGCACACCGGAAGCCACGGCCTCCTGCTCACTCTCTCGCGGCGCCTGTTCAGCCTCGTATGTAACGACAGACGGAGAAGACTTTCCACCACCAAAAATCGCATCTACTACACCACCCATATTCACCTCACATCCTGAAGGCGCAGGAGAGCCAGCGCCATGTCTTTGCAGCGTTTCGGATTGCCCGGCGTGGGCATGTGGCAGGCTTTCGGCAGACGCTCAGGCCACGGCGTGAAGCCCAGAGCGTCCATGAATGCCCGCAGGTGCCGATAGCTAGCCGGGAACGCCGCAAGCAGCGCTTCAAGCGTCCACGTCTCAAAAATCCAGTGCACTGCCTCGCGCCCAAGGCGCACACTGTCGACGCGCCAATCCTTGAAGATGACGAAATGCACCGTCCCGCACAGTCCGGAGGGAACGACCCACAGGGTCCCCGCCAACTCTCCGCCCTTCTCATCGTCGAACGCCAAGCCCATGAGCGTGGTTGAAGGAGACACCAGTTCCAGCCAGTCAAGCAGCGTCGGGCGCAAGCGGTTCCAGAGTATCGCCCGCGTGAGCCCTTCCGCTTCCAGCTTATCCCACGGCAGACGGCGAAGATCAGGAGAATCCGCGATGGTAAAGCGGTACGACATCATCCCCTCCAGCCGTACAAAAGGCCGTTGTCGTCGCGTCGGTCATGTTCAGCGATGCGGGAAAGCTCACGCTCAACGGCGCTCATACCGTCCACGGCTTCCGGGAAGCCGATACCAAGATCAGGCTCCGCAAGACGCGCCAGACAGTCCAGCATGTCGTCATGCGCACACACCGGGAACGTCTCGTACTCTTCGCTTACGAATTCAGAGGTGAAGTTGCGGATCGCCCCTTCCGTATCCCGGAAAGAAGATTCCACGGGCAGGAAGAGCCTCCCTTGCTCGAACCACGGGATCAATCGGCGGATACGGTCGGCTTTCGGCGTCTGACCGCCCATCTCCCGGATCGAGAAGAAGTAGTTGACGCGGGCCATTTCGTTGCTGATATGCTCGATGTCCGCTTGCATCCCGTAGCGCTCGTACCCGACAAAAATGGGGTTGTACTCGCGCACCAGCCGGAACAGCGTTGCGGCCCGCTCAGTCAGATTCGCCCGGACTCGCTCGCCGTGGATGAGGTAAATGTTCCGGTCAACATTCCAGCCAATGACACAGAACACTGAATAGTCGCTACCCTTCTTCTTGCTTCCGGCGGGGTCGACGAAGATCACGCGGTTCATCGGTTCCCAGAATTCCCGGCGCACTTGCCAGTAGCGCAGCCATTCCGGACGGAAGCCGTCAGCCTTGTCCGCCATCGGGTTCTGGAGCATCTGACAGGCGAAGACGAAAGGCCCCATATCCCGGCGGTTATCTTTGAGCCTTTGGAGAGAAAGAAGCACGGGATTACCTTCAAACGTCCCGTCGTCAGTTGCGGGATGGAGGCGGACATTGACGCTTTTCTGCTTTATCAGTTCGGCGTAGGTGTCGTTCGCGTGGTAGCGCGTCCCGATCATGCGCCGCCGTCCGCCATGTGCGCCAAGGTTGAGCGACAGCCGCCATGCTTCCGTCGTCTTTTTGATCTGCTCAGGCGTTGACACCGATTCAAGGGTCACAACGTCATCATAGACGAGCACCGAAAAGTGCTTGCCCGTGGGCTGTCCGTCGACCAAGCCCCACGCTTCAATCGTGTTCTCTTTTGGGTTCGTTGAGCGCCGTACGACGATTCCGCCGTCTTCCGACCATGTACGCGTCTCGCCTTTGGCTGGCGGGCAGATATGCGGGAAAAGCTCTTGCAAAAGACGGTTCGTCTCGAACTCACGCTTGATCTGGCGCAGGAATGCCTTGGCGATAGGCCGCGTATGACTAAAAATGCCTACAGTGAGTTCAGGATCATTCAGGATGTTCTGGATCGTCAGACCGACCGTTATGATTGTGCTCTTGTAGTGCTCACGAGCCCACAGATCGAGATGCCCATCAGGTTCCCGCTGTACTTCCCGGCACCGCTCATAGAGCCAATCACGGTTCATGTCTTCGCGCTTCATCCCGTAGACGAGCAGAAAGAAGAGATCCCCGGCGCATAGAGCCCGCAGGTCATCAGCTGACTTCGCGGCTTTATATCCCTCGATAGCTTCTTCCCGCGTCATTCCTGTACCGCCTTTACTTTTTCCAGCATGTCCACGATTTCCGCGCTTACAGAATGGACAGCGGCGACAACGCCCGGCATCTCTTCAATCTTGTCAGCGATACCCCATGCTTTGCGTTCACCGTCTTGGATCAGCCGTTCAGTCTCAGCCGAAATTTTGGCAAGCTTGGCAAGATAAAAATTGTTTTCAGCGATAGCACGCCGATTCAGCGCTTTTATGTCCGGCCAAGCATCCCTGTGCCCCTGAATTACAGATGCTTTCCTATTTGCAGCTTCTTCAACGGCAGCGGCCTTTTTTTCCGGGTTGCAACCCGCAACCACTCCCGCAACTTTTGCTTGTGCAAGACGGTCAATGGCGTCAGAGACGTCTTGAACCCATCCTTCACGTTCGATCCTTTTTTGAATCGCGGTGCGGCTGCACCCATGCTTTCGAGAGAGTTCAGACTGTGTAGCCCCGGTTTCGTACTCGGCCCGGATGGTTTCCCAATCGAATCTTGCCGCCATGCTCACAACTCCCAAAATAGACCCCCCGAAGGGAATACTTGCAGTACGTCACGCGATATATCGGCCCTGCCATGCTACTACCTACCGATTCCCGAGTTGGGCGGCTGCACTCCGTAGACGATATGTGCAGCCCATTTCCGAGGCGACCGTTTATCCTGTACCCCGCTGCAGCGGGCGATAGGCGACCGGGGGGAACGTCGCCGCGTGACTCTCTTCTCTCTCAAACCCTCCCGCGCCGAATCCTGCGCAGGAGTATGCCCATGACCGCATCAAGCACGGAACCGCCGGAATATCCTACCATCCCAACGATAGCCCCCGCAAAAAGAGGAGGGACATCTTGATCGTATAAAGCGAGGATACAGAGCAATCCGGAAACGCCAGAGCACAGCAAGCCGCCGATGAACTGCTTTACCGAATGCACACCGAAACGACAGGCTCGGGCGAGGCCTCCAAGAATAGCCAAACCGACATAGGGCCACGAGAGAGCAACCGAGTCGACCACATGCTGAGAATCTTCGGGAGAAAGCCCCATCACCTACCTACCTGCTGTACGTTTTCGATCCACTGCGCCAGCGTTGCCGCATCCCTCTCGTCGATCCACCACCCCCTCACTCCGTCCAGAATCACGATCCTTTGACTTGTCAGAGTAGGCGTAGACGGGATCGGAATGCTTCCCCCCGGTTTGCTGCATGAGCACCCCCAGAGGATCATCATGCAGAGAATCGCGGAAAGCCTGAGCCCGATCCGCGTCCAGCTTTTCAAGCCAGCGGTAGCCGAGCGCGAGGAGAAGAGCGAGGACTTCAACGACACGGGACACGCTCAAGCCTTTTTTTCTTCTTTGGTATCGGAGGTTTTGCGGCTGCGCCATGCAGAAATTGCGGCGACAACCGCACCCCCCACCGTAGCAATGGCGGAAATGCCGTTGACGATGGCGGCTTGCGTATCGCCGGACACGTCGATGCCGAAGATACCGAGAAGCCCGGCAAGAGCAGTTACAAGACCAGTCCAAAAGGTTTTTGTCGTAGTCATCACTTCACCCCCTCGTACTGAAAGTGCGGCATATCGACGAAAGACTTCCAAGAGCCGCCCCATGTGATGCGGATGCCGAGCGTATCGGCGGCGGACTGCATAGCGTAAGCGATGCCCCGGAAAGCCTTTTCCGGCGCTTCTACTTGTACTGAGCCGTCAAAGTAGGGATAGAGATCCACGGCATGACCAAAATCGTCGTCTTGCTTGAGATGACGGGAGTTCATGGTCTGAGATACGCCCTTGGCGACGTTCTGACGCTGTGTCTCAATGTCCCGCAGCCCTTCCACCACGGTAAAGTCCACGAAGCTCTGAGAGAGCGCCAGCCCAACCACGGCGATCAGATTCGGGTGCACCCCGGAAAGGTTGCGGAGGGATCTGTTGGAAAAATGAAACTTGCCCATAAAAAAACGCTCCTGACTTTTGCCGGGAGCGTATCACATCCAGAGAAAAAATGTAAAGAATGAAAGGAGTTGAAATGGAATGAAACAGGATGAAAGCGATTGAAAGGAAGTGAAAAGGTATGAATAAAAAAACAGCCCTCGGAAGTGTCGTTACCACTGCCGAGGGCCTAACCACAAAACCCTAGAGCATAGGAGTATTGTATGGTTAATCAGAAGATTACCGATTCTCGCGGTACAGTCAAGTTTTTAGTTGCTTTCTGTTTGTAATAATTTTATAATAATAAAAAAATATCAAGGAATTATATATGACTGAAACAAAAAGAAAAGTAGGAAGGCCAAAGGGTTCTACAACCAAGGGAGAGACTTCAAATATTTTGCTCTACTTGCCTGTCGATCTTGCACAATCGGCACGAGAGCTTGCTAAAAAACGAGCATCAAGCTTAACGGGGCTCTTCGAGGATTTACTACGTAATGAGTTGAAAAGAATTGATAATTAATTTTTTAATAATTTTTTAATATTTTTTTATTGACAAAAAATTAAAAGGGAGTCATAGTGTTTTCAACGAAAGGGAACAAAATTCAGGGTAATCGAATTAAAAGGAAAAAACACCATGAAGCTGTACCACGGAAGCATGATTGAACATCTGGCTATCTCTAACTCAGGAACAGGGTTAGGGTATAACTTTGGAGCGATGTTCTTTGCCCGCACGTATGGAACAGCAAAGGGATACGGGGATTACGTCTACCAGTGCGAAGTAGACGTCAAGGACATCTTTTTTAGGGAAGACCTTCCGTACCTTGAAGACGGCGCTGCTGGAACGGCTCTACGTGAAGTTATGGCAGAGCGCGGGATAGACGAAATCCATTTTGATCTATGCTGGCAAGCCGTGGTTTCGGAAGAACTGGACTTTCAAGAAAGGGAAGAATGGGCAGACCTTCTCGGAATGGATGAGGACGACGCGGGTTGGGAGGCTCAGGCCATGCGGATCGCCTTTGCCCGTAAGCTCAGCTTCAAGGCTGTTGGAATGGATGACGAATGCGGAAGTATCGCGGTTCTTCCAGAGTTCATAGCACTGGAAACGGCAACAGATGAATAGGAAGACGAATAAAGAGAGGGAGGAGATGGAAGAAAAGAAAAAGCGAGGCGGCCGCCGCGAGGGAGCGGGAAGGCCGCGAAAGGAAAATGCCGCTCCGAGTAGAACGATCCGTATCCCCGACAGCTTATGGATACCTGCTAAAGAGGAAGCTACCAAAGAAGGAAAGACGATCGCAAAATGGATCATTCAACTCATGCAGACTGAGCTTGATCGCAGATCGTCCTCTGCTCAAGATTGATCTTGTGCTTTCTGAGCTCCTCAGCATACGCAAAAACGCGGCTTCCCTTCGAAATCTGATACACGGGGAGGCCGTGTTTGATAATCGTCGGACGCGACCACCCCACCTCAGCACAGATTTCTCCCCACCCCTCAAGCTTTTTGACCCGTTCCTTCTTTTCCTTCATCACATCACCCCCACGATTTTCAGAGCGTCTTCAACACTTTCGACCACAGCCACATGCCCACGCCAAGAAGCGTGAAAGGCTTCCTCATCCGGCGTCAGGCGTCGCTTGCACGGCGGCTTGGAGCCGTCTTTGACTTCAAGAAAGAGATTGCGTCCCCGGAATCCCACGGCAAGATCCGGGAAGCCTTTTCCGACCCCTGCGAGTGACCAGACTGAGCACCCCACACGCCGGAGAGCTTCCACGATCTGGCCTTGGTTGTCGTCCACGCGCGCAGCTCTACGCATTGCCATTACCTCCCCGGCTTCTGAAACTTTCCCACGTAAAGGCCAGCACAGCCCCGCCATTCTCGCGCATCCTGTCGATCACCCTGTCCCCCACGTATCCGGCGATCTCTTTTGCCGTCAGGTTCGACACGAGGATCGTGGGCTTCATGGCTTCATAGCGCCCGTTCATGACCTCCCAGAGCGCGAGTCGTTCGGTATCCGTCCCGTACTGCATACCAACCTCGTCAAGTACAAGCAGATCCGGAGCGATGTACCGGGTGAATACGTCCCGCTCAGTCTCCGAAGAACGCCCGTAGGTGTCTTTCACTTCCCCGGCGAGGCGGTAGACGGTGGCGTACTTTGCGGACATGCCCCGCTCGATCACAGACTTGGCGATGATGCACGCAAGCATAGTCTTCCCCGTTCCCGGGGCACCGGTAAAAATCATGCTGCGCCCAAGTGCGGCGTGCTCAGGAAACCGCCCCGCGTAGGCCCGGCAGACCTCAAGCACTTTGCCACGAGCTTTTGCGTACTCGGAACAGGCATCTTGCACGACGTATCCCGAAAAGTTTGACTCTGAGAAACGCGGGGGAATGCCGCAAGCAAGAAAACGGTTCCTGCGCCGCTGTTCAGCCATCATCGCCGCTTCCGGCGCCGGGATCGGCATAGGACGCCTAGACCCACGTGATTGCATCGTCTCCACGGTACTCTCTCCTTTCGCCGCCGTTCTCAAAACCACCTTGCCTACTCACACCCTGCCTCGCCCACGTTCCGGATGCGCCCGGCGAAGCGCGTTGACCGCCCCCCTGATTCTGCGCCCGGTCAAGCCACGAGTTCAAGAAGCGCAGCATCCCCGTCTTCGTTTTCCGCTTCCGGGGATTGCTCAGGCACCACGCCCTGACCTGTGCAAGCTCACCAGCCACGTCTACGCCGGGATAAGCGGCAGCGTACTCGCTAGCCAACGATGCTGGAACCGGAAACTCGGAACCGTCAGCAAGCGGGATCATGGCTACAGGCTGTTCCTGCTCTTCGGCTGGCTCCGGCGCGGAGGATGCGCAAGCATCGCTCTGCGCAAGATACGAAGTATCTGTCTTTTTCTTTTCTTTCTTTCTTTCATTCTTGTTTGTGGTTAGGTGCTGGTTAGGTGCTGGTTGATTGCTGGTTAGGTGCTGGTTAGTTTGTTGGTTAGGTGCTGGTTGCTCGTCTTGATATCTATTCCAATTTACAAAAGAAATAACCGTGCATTTGTTGGTTGACTTGCTGGTTACAATTTCGAGTTTTTCGAGGAGTTTTAGCGCCGTTCTGATCGACTGTTCACCGACACAAAGATCATCTGCGGCCTTGGAACGGCCAAAGATCACGTCACCAGGCTGGAGGTCAAAAACCATCCCGCCCACGAGCTGGCGATGCGCCCGATGCGTTGCCTTGAGCAGCAAATACCCGAAGAGTTGCCATGCCGTAGGATTTTTGAGCAACCCACTGTCTAGACATTTCCGCCAAAGCTTGACATATCCCTGTTCCATAGGTATCCTGTCTTTGTCATTTGGTTATTTTGTGTTTGGCCCCCTGTTCCAGCAGAGGGCCTTTTCTTTTGCCTCAAGCTCTACCTCACCATGTCCGGCCTCTTCTCGCAGTACAGGCGGCAGAAGTTCACGTCTTTGACGTAGCCGTTTCTCGTGAACCACGCCGGGACTCCGTACTCTTTCGACCAGTCAGCAAAGCACAGGACGCGCCGCCCGTCGCGGTGAAGCCGACCCAAGCGGCACGGACCTGTTATACCCATGCCTGCCCCATAACTTGGTATTCCGGGATACCACCCGTTTCAGATTCACTGCGGAGCTTTTCCCAACAATCTGAACACCTGTAATTATTTGTGGGCTTCCCGCAGTCATGGCACTTACGCTTGAAAAGTGTTGACTGATTGCTCTGTGGATGAGCTTCAAGCCATTCTTCGCGACTCACCCCGGCTCTGAAAGCATACCCACAAGCCTTGTCACAAAAAGCTGCATTCCCTTTCGCTGGAAATTCTTTCCCGCAGCACTTGCACTTTTGGGGCCCTCGCGTCTGTGCGGCCTTATCTTTGCATTCCTTCGAGCAATATTTTGCGGTTTCGGCAAAGTACCGTTTCACCTCAAACATCCGACCGCACTGCTGGCAGATCAAAATCGGCATCATCTTCCTCCCCTGATCTTTTTCCACCATGATCTTTTCGGCTCAGGCTTATCGCAAGCAAGGCATTCAGCACGGTCGCGGGCGGACGCTACGGGTTGAAGCTGTACTTGCACCCGGCGGCAGGCCGTGATCACGTCTCCGAGCGCCGACCGGATCTCGCGGGCGTTCGCCGGATGGATGATCTTCACCCCGGAAAGCATCCCCTGTACCGTTCCGAGGGCGGCGCCAGCCGAGGCGACGGACGTGAGCACATCGGCCCTGCTTTCCGCCGGGGAAACGGGAATAGGCGCTTCTGGAGTGGTTTGGGCTTCAAGCCACTGGAGCAAGATCGTATTCCTCATCACCTTGCACAACGCCGGGATCATGCTGAGACTCGGGAAGTAGCTGTCCCCGGCATCGAGATACCGCCGCATGTGTGATGCCGAGATACCGAGCCCGCGCGCGATCTCTTCTGCGGTCATGCCGCTGGCGTCCTTGGCTTCCCTGAGTGCTTCTTTCGCGCTCATGTTCTTGTAGTCGGACATCTTGAAAACCTCTGAAATTTTCCATCATGACGGGAATGGTGGTTGAGTTAGACTAGCCTCATGTCATCCCCTGCCATTAACCTTCTCCTCACCCGGCGCGGCCCCGTGTGGCGCGTACGTATCCTGATCTCTGGGGAGTCCGCTCCGCGCTGGAAGAGTTACCGGGTGACCGACTACCCCACTCCTGAGGCTGTGGTACGGCGCTGCATTGCGGGACTCGCGGCGGCGCGTGAAAAGCCAAAAGGCGACGGCCCCGCCGAGATACCCGATGAAGCGGGCAAGCACCCACTCATCCACGGGATTCGTGTTCGTTGGGAGTTTCAACCGTGGTTATCGGCCTAAGTTCGCACTCAAGGCGACGCATGGCGGCTCGGAGCCTGTCGGCACTTTCAGACATCATATCGCGACGCCCTCCTGTTAGTGCACGGCTTACTACTGGCTGACTCACACCAGCCACTCGCGCTAACTTGCTAGCAGAACAATTAGGATACCGAGCAAAAAAACTTTCTATTTCTTGAACAATTGGTGTTTTCATATTTCGAAGGATACCATACGGAATACATGTCTGGCAAGATCAATTCTGTATGGAATAATTTTTAGCTATTCCATATGGTATGGTTTTTCTATGAAAGAGACAGTATATGAACACATTTTGGCAGGTCTGGAACGCGGAGCGTTAAGATATGGGAGTCTGTACAAACTATCTACTGACGCTGGAATGGGGAAAATGTCAGTATATAGATGGGTTAAAGGAGACAGAGGAGAAGAAGGAACGCTAGCAAAACTTGCGACTGTTCTAGAGATGCTTGGTGCCCGCGTTGTTTTTCCTGAAGATGTAGACGCCGATTTTTCTCAAGACCTTGCAGAGAAGACGGAAGAGATCAGAAGGCTACGGCAAGAGCTCGAAAAAAAGGCCGAAGAAAAGTTTATCCTTGAAGGTAGATTGCGGGCGTATAAAGAAATGATGGAAGAATACAGAGAACGTCTTGAAGCAAAAGAAAACCCCGCCGGAGCGGGGAAAGGTGAATAATGGAAGAAGAAGAAAAGGACTTCTTGCTCAAAAGATATGAGTATGCACTAAAAAACTTCACGGACAGTAACCAAGCCATGATTGAATTTTCAAAAATGGCGCTGCGTGGAACCATGCTGTTAAATGGTGCTGCCGTAATTCCTATTGTATATTCAAAGGTTGAATATTTATATCCTTGTGCCATTGTTTTCGGTATCGGAGCACTTCTTTCAGCTTGTGCCACATCTGTAGCATACCTAACCCAATGGATAATCACTTCGTACTACGAACAATCCTTCATATATTATCCATTTAGAATTTCATCTTTAACCCATGAAGAAGATAAGTCGGTGCAAAGGGCTCACACATTGATGAAGTTTCTTCTCCCGGTTCGCTTCTTCGCAATGATTCTTGTTGCTGGTTCTCTATTCGCTTTCGGTTTTGGTCTAATTGAAGCGAACACTTCCATATCATCGATGCAGAAAAAACAAGAACAAACACAACTATCCCTGCCAGAACAGCAAAAGATACAAAAAGAATCCATTTATCCTTTACCATAGAAAAATCCTTTTGATTTAATAATAGTTAATTTATTATTTAAAAGCCTCTCTCATAAGGGGCTTTTTTATTGGTTGTTTGTTCATTCGTTATTATCATATACTATAAACATAGTATAACATCTATTCTAATAGCGAATAAAGATATATAAGGAGTATCACCCGATCAATAATCAACCTTATCAAATGGAGTGCTTCCATGTCTAAACGTCTCTCTTCTCATGTAGCGAAACGGTATAGAACTTCCTCCTGTACTCCTAAAAAAAAGGTAGGAGAGAGAGAGAGAGAGAGAGAGAGAGAGAGAGAGCATAACCCGCGCCAGTATAAGCAGTTTTAGACGTCGCATTAGAGAAGAGCTTCTTCATTATTTTGTATCTATTAGAAAAAAATATAATTTTTCAAAAACAAAAAATCAAGACTATGCGGAACAGCGCGCATTTGAACTTCTTTGGCAAAGTGTCTGTACACTTAGAGAAGATCATGTAGAAGAAGAACTTTTTGACTTTCTTGAACGCCTCTAGCTTAGTAGCCCCCTTTTTAGGGGGTATTTTTTTGCCTTCTTATATGCCAAATGGAATAAATATTCTTGACCAAATATATTCCATTTGGCATACTATCTTCACGACGAACGGGGAAGGCGAAACACCGGACTGGTACCAGCCGGAAAGTAGCCGCAATGCCCCGAACGGAGGAAGCCCCAACAAGTACCGAGCACGGCAAGCCGCAAGCCCACGGGAGCGGGAAAGCAAGCGACGGCAGGGAATGGGGTGACGTGAAGACAGGCCGCGAAGGGACGGCGGGACGGAAAAGCACGTGAGAAGCGTGCAGGATGAAACATCCACCGACAAAGACGGGGGCCGAGCCGACCAACAGGGCCCACGGTTACGACACAGGGATCGGGCCGTGAAACGTGATGAAATACGAATTTCTACATCCGGGCGGTCAGTTGACCTTTCGACAATTCACCGCCTCGCATGAAAGGCGCAGCGACAATGGCGTTGCGCCGAACCATGCGTTTGAATGTGCCGCATGGGAGCGCGCCCCGGCGGGGATTGGCCCCGTCGGGTGCTTGCCTTGAATCATCGAAGCCCGGACACGCGCCGGGCTTTTTCATTGGTTCTGGGACTCCGGAACGAATTTCAAAACAAAGGAGAACAGCCATGAACGACACCATCAGGATTGAAGAGATCGTTGAACAGCATTCTGACGGAACGGAATCGACCATCTATCTCGTGTGGAACGCGACGGTTCAGGGACAATGGGAATCCTTTACCTCGTATGAGGAGGCCATTCGTTTCATTCGTTTGGGATGATCGGTATTGCCCATATTAGATCGAATACTCTGCCTAGCCCCGCACTTGCCCCGGAATCCGGGGCAGGAAACGGGATTGGGATTCAAGCCCGAAAGAAACGGAGGGAGTAATGATAGGACTCCATGAAAAATTTCAGATGTCTTTAGGAAGAATCATAGAGCTGCAAGAAAAAGAAGAGGAGTTGGCGCGGGCAAAAGCTCTGATTGCGCGCCTGAGGGCTGAAAATGCTGTGCTGAAAGACGAAAAGAAGTGTATCATTTCGTATATCGACAGCTTGAAGAGGCATATCAGTATTGCTGGCAATGCCCATAAAAAATGGGCGGTTACATTCGTGAAAACGCAACTCCAAAAACGTTTTTTGCTCTGACCTAGCCCCGTAGAAGCCCCGAGAAATCGGGGCTTTTTGATCGGGATTGGGACGCCGATCCAAAATTCAACACAGGGAGAACAACTATGCGCAACCCCTACGAATATGAACCGGAAGAGGAGCCCCGCGTGTGCGCCACCTGTGCCCGCTACTTCGAGAGCGACCAGCTGTGCAATATCTCTTCGGACATGGTGAAGGCCATCAAGGAACGGTTCGGCATCATGCTGGCCGATGCCGAGGTTGCCATCGACCCGAAGAAGATCACGGACTGCGAGGGATGGGTAAGCGCCGAACTTCACGACAGGTACGCGCTGTATCAGGACAAGCTGGAAAAGAGGAGGAACGCGGCATGACCACCACCATCTTCTGCCCGCACTGCAAGCTCAAGTACGACAAGGCCGTGAAGCTCAGGAGGTACCGCGACTTCTGGATCTGCTCGTCCTGCGCGGAATACTACACCGCCGAAACGCTGGTCACGGCGTGCGAGAACGCCGCACGGTCGTTTCTGGCAAAGGCCAACTACCTCAAAATCATGGCACGGAGGGCTGCGGCATGATTTCCAACGTCTACATGAAGCACGCCAAGGTATCACTGGAACGGCCTAGAAAGATTGACCGGGCTAGAGTTGCAGCTGTCATCATCTTTATGGCGGTCATGCTCGGTATCTGCATTCTTCCACAGATCTTGTACGGAATGGAGGCCATGCGATGAACCAAGATGAGCTTGACCGCTTCATAGCATGGCTTCTTGCCCACGGTTCGGAAGTGCTTGCCCCAACAAACCCCTATGAAGTCGTGAGATTTACCACTCAAGACGGCGTGGCAATCATCTTCAAGGACGCTGACGGGGAAATCACGAAAGACAGGAATGGGGCTTTTGGTGTTCTCCGGTGCTTCCGGAAAAAGCGCAACTGGAACGGAGGCGGGAAGAGGGAACGGAAACCCCGCAGTGCTTCAAGACGCAGGTTGCTAGTAAACTCAATCGCAAAACGCGACGGGTGGAACTGCATGTACTGCGGAGCAACGCTGACGCTTGAGACAGCAACGATAGAACATATCGTTCCCCTTGCCGGAAATGGTCTTGATGACCTGCGGAATATGACTCTCGCCTGTGCAGAGTGCAACCACGCAGCCGGGCATCTGAGTGCCCGTCAAAAGGTGGAACTTGTTCTGAAAAGGAGATGTCATAATGAAGCCAGAAATACGGCTCAATGAACCACCGGAAGCCTATCACGCCACCCGCGCCATCAGCAAAAGCGGCATGGACAAGATCCGGCAGGCCCCCGCAAAGTTCAAGGCGTGGATGGACGGCGTCCCAGAAGAGGAAACGGAAGCATTCCTTTTCGGGTCCGTTTTCCACTGCCTCGCACTCGAACCCGGAGAATTCGGCAAGCGGTACGCCGTGAAGCGATTCAACGGATCGACCAAGGCGGGCAAGGAAGAGGCCGCTACAGCCAAGGCAGCAGGGCTGGAACTGGTGCCTACCAAAATACACCATGCAGCTTCGGCAATGGCAGAATCGGTTCTGATTCATCCCTTAATCGGCAAACTCATGACGGCAAAGGATAAGCGGACGGAAGTCTCTATATACTGGAGCGAAACCGTGGACGGGCTCGAAATTCCATGCAAGGCCCGGCTGGACATGCTTGCCACCGTGCCGGGCTTCGGACTCGTCGCTGTTGACCTCAAGAGTACAGATGACGCCAGCCCAGAAGGTTTGGCCCGCTCCATCCTCAAGTGGGGTTATCACAGACAGGCCGTCTGGTATCGCCGGGCGCTCCGGGCCGTGGGCATGGATTCCAGTGTGTTCGTGCTCGTTGCCGTAGAAAAGACCGCCCCTCACCTTGTCACCGCCGCCAATGTCAGCGAGGCAGCGCAGCAGGTCGGACTTGAAGAAATCAAGGACGCCCTCAGTACATACGTATCCTGTACCAAGTCCGGCCTCTGGCCCGGATACGTCTCTGAAATCATCGACCTCGATCTACCCGAATGGGCTTACAAAAGGAGATTCGCCGCATGAGTCAACTTGTCACAAAAGATATCGTTGCCGGACTCATCACATCACAGATGCCAGCCATCGCTCTGGTGATGAACGGAATATCTGAACAGGATCGCAAGAACAAGGCCGAACGGTTCGCCCGCATCTGCCTGACCGCTGTCCGCAACAATCAGAAGCTTATAGGGTGTACGCAAGAAAGTTTCGCAGCTGCGCTCATGACCTGCGCCCAACTCAATCTTGAACCCAACACTCCACAGGGGCTTGCATACCTCATTCCCTATGGCAAAGAGTGTCAATTCCAGATCGGGTATAAGGGACTGCTTCAACTCGTCTACCGTTCCGGAATCATCGCCTCGTTCAATGCAGATGTCGTTTACCGGGGTGAGATCGAGAACGGTCTGTTCGAGTATCGGAAGGGCATCACGCCGACCATCACCCACAAGGTTGATCTTCTGCATCCAGAGGCCCGCGAAGGTGAACTCATCGCGGCCTATGCCGCCTGTACACTCAAAGGCGGTGGAGAAGGCCTACTTCGCCTTGTCGATAAAAAAGACATCGAACGCGCACAAAAGACCAGTGCTAGCCTAAAATACGGGAAGGATAGCCCGTGGATTTCCTCACCAGAAGCCATGTGGATGAAGACGGCCATCAAGCGGCTTGTCTCATGGCTTCCTCAAACAGAAATGCTGGCGAAGGCCGTTGACCTCGACGACAAGTCAGAACGCGGGGAATCCCAACTTATTCTCCCTGAATTGACGCCTACAGACGGGCTAAACGCTGCACTCACGGGAAGCACGCCGGAAGCGCAACCCGTCAATCTGATCACCTGTCCGAAGACCGAAAAGCAGGTGAATGATTTTAAGTGTTTCGAATGTGACCAGCACGCCCAATGCCCGGCGTGGGCTGAATAACCACCCCGGCCCGGCTCACCACCGGGCCTTTCTTTTGATGAGGTAAGGACATGAACAAATCTGATTTCATCATAACGGTTCGAGCGTCCGACACCACGGGAACCTTGACCTCAATCGAGAAGACCGATTGTGTCGTCAGCCATGTGTTGGACATGCTCAAGGAAAGCATCGTGAAACATGGTTCATTGAAAATTCAGGGCTTCGGCGTGTTCGAAGTCGTGGACGTGCCCGCCCGCGAAAGACGTAACCCGCGCACCGGGGAAAGCATCCCCGTACCCGCTCACAAGGCTGTGAAGTTCAGGCCGGGGAAGGATCTGCGGGAGGCGGTGAACCGTGGGTAACGGATTTACAAGATTCATGAACTCAAAATTTATGGGGATGGTTTACGCGCTCATCATGTTCTTTTTCTGTATGCATCTTGCGTACAGATCTGGTGAGATGAGCGGGATACTTTCAGAGAAGCAGAAGAAGGACATCGTGTTCGTCATTGTAGACCCTGAGAACAGCACACACAGAGTCATATGGAGCGACGGAACATTGAAAGAGTTCAACGGAGTAACGCCATGCCCGACGCCGACACCCTCCCCGACATCAGACTAAAATGTCCTGATTTGGCATCGATAATTCCGGGGCGTCGCTTTCTCTACCGAGCCAAGGTAGGCGGTGAACGCCAAACAGTTACCGTGACGGCCTCCTGTGCCCCGTATCCCCGTGATTTCGGGAAAGGCCGCAAGGCTATGTACGTCACCGTGTACGGCTACGAGGGGAAATGGACGGTTCCAGCAAGCAAGCTGAGGATTGCTGAGAAAGTATGAAAAAGGCCCCGAACCATAAAGGACTCGTGGCCTTGAGCAGAAGAACGTGGCATAGTGCCTCGCTTCTCCTACCTGAACGTGACACTTTAGGATAGAGCTTTCATTAGCTCTTGTCAAAATTGCAGATAGCACCCCACGCCCCGCCCTCCCCCGGCGGGGCTTTTCATACCCCAACCTCTAACCAAAGGACCCAACATGACCATCGGAGAACTGATCGAGAAGCTTGAAGCCTTTGATCCTGAGCAGGATGTCTGCATCACGCTGGACGGAAGCGAAGGCGCGGGCATGTTCGACATTGATCCACAGTCCACCGAATGCGGCTGCGAAGACACCGAAGGAAAGGCGTTCACGGAAACCGTCATCGGCCTCTATCCGGTTGACGCCAGCGAGTAATCCACCTCTCAACCGTGGGCCGCGCATACGAATCACGCGGGGGATGATATGTCTACACTCAAAGAACTTGTAGAAAAGCTGGAATGGTATGAATTTACCGATAAACACGGGCACCATCTGTAAAACTGCATCGACTTCCTGAACCTGAGAGCCTCCACAGAAGCCCTTGTCCCTATCGGTTCTTTTGGGTGGGCGCTGGAGCACATGAAGTCCGGAAAACGCATTACGCGGGCAGGATGGAATGAAAAGGGGATGTGGCTGTGGCTCGTCAGGGAGGATGAATACCGCCTGACTTCTCCCCTTTCTCCTGAGACTTTGCCTGTAGCAGAGGCCCTTGAAGCTGGAACCATGCTTCCGTGGATCATGATGTGTACAGCGCAAGGCGACTTTGTCCCTTGGCTGGCTTCACAGACGGACATGCTCGCGGAAGACTGGGAAGTCGTAGAATGACGAAATGGGAAAGGCGGCTCACACTGATGTGGGTCGCTTTTTTTCTGACCATCTGCCTGAAGAGGTGCACATGCTGAAAGACACGTTCCGCGTTCAATCCGAGGAAATCGTTGTGGACATGTTCGCG